GACGGCGCGGCAGTTGAGCGACAGGGCGACGGCGAGCGTGGTCCCGCTGCCGACGAAGGGGTCTAGCACCAGGCACCGCCCGCTGCCGTCGTTGCCCTCGCACGCGCAGGCGGGGGCGAAGCCGAGAGTGCGGGTGTCGGCCAGAAGGTTGTTGCCCTGCCATCCACCATGACCACGCGCGCCGCCCAACTTGTCCTCATCACGGCTTCGCGGGTCGTTCCCGGCGCTGGGCCGGTTCTTGATGTACTTGGTCTCTGTCTGCCTCTCCCAGCACTTCCCGCAGGCCGGGCAGGCTTTGGGGCTGGTCCCGGCCAGGATGCAGGGCTCGACCAGCTTCGGGCTGAACGTGGCGAAGTGCGCCCCCTTGTAGGCGCTCGGGTTGACGATGAAGGCCAACGGCTCATCGCCTTCGGAGTAAAGCCCCTGCCAAGACTCGAAGAACCAGTCGGAGTTGCGGCGGTTGCGGGTCGGCGATGCCCCGACCATGCCGCCCTCGCTGTGGCGCACCGTGTGGCCATTGGCGCCGCCTATGCGGTCGTTGCGTTCACGGTCTGGTTCTGCTCCGGGCACCTTCACCGCTTCGGCATCGTAGTGATACCGTCCGCTCTTGGTCAGCAGGAAGATGTGTTCGACGGCGGTGGCTGGCCGGTCGGTCACGCTCTCGGGCATGGCGTTTCTTTTTAGCCAAGGCATGTCGCTGCGTAAATACCATCCATCCGCCTGCAACGCCAGCGCCAGCCGCCACGGCACCCCGCAGAGGTCTTTGGGCTTGAGGCCGGAAGGTGTGTCCGGGCGACCCCCATCCTTGAAGGCCGTGTCATAGGCCGGATGAATCTTCGACGCGCCCGGGTCACGGTTTGCTCGCCCGCCGCTTGTGTACGAATCCCCCATGTTGCACCAGACCGTGCCATCCTCGCGCAGCACCCGCCGGACCTCGCGGAACACGCGGACCATCCGGCAGATGTAGCACTCCCCGCAGGGCTTGCCCGTCGCCCAGCCGAGGCAGTCCATGACCTTCTCAAGCCCAAGTTGGCCCGCAACGCCGTAGTCGCGCAGCCCCCAGTAGGGCGGGCTGGTCACGCAGCACTGGACCGAGCCATCGGCAATCGGCCACGGAGTGTCGAGCACGTCGCCGTTCCAGACCGTGCAACGGTCGCCGATGTGTTCAGGCTTGTCCATGCGTTTTGTCCCTCAGCTTATAGTCCACGATCTCGGGGTACTTCCCGCGGCGGACAACAGTGATGCTCTCGGTGATGTCGGTAAGCTGGGCCTCCAGGAACAGGTTTTCCATCGCCGCGCTGACCGTGACGGCCTTGGCCGACTCCACGCCGAAGCGGCGAGACCACCATTGCCGGGACTTCTTGCCGGCAAAGCCATCGTGGTCCAGGCAAATCCATTCCCTGACGGTCGTGAGCCCACAACGGTACTGGACTCGCAGGCTGTCCGGTGACCCCAACTTGCGATGCAGATTCACCGACACGTCGTCGACGAGCAACTCGTACGGTTCGCTGCCGAGGATCGCCGCCTGGGCCGCCTGAGTCTCGTGCATCTTGCGTTCGCGTTCTTCGGCCTCGGCCCGCTCGATTTCCTGCTTCGGAATCTCCCATCCGCAATGAGGGCAGACGCGGACGGCACGGCTGAATGCGTCGCCGCACTCGGCACACGTCGCCAGGGCTACCTGGCCGGCGTCCATGCAGTCAATCGGCCCGTGAGTCTCGATGCAATGAGCATAGTCCAAGACCAGGCAATCCGTCTTGTCGGGGTGCAGGCGGAGTCCGCGGCCGACCATCTGAACGTACAGGCCGGGCGAGAGCGTCGGCCTCAACAGGACGATGCAGTCGATCCGCTTGGCGTTGAACCCTTCGGTGTAGACGTTGACGTTGCAGATGGCCCGGTATCGGCCGGCGATGAACTCCCTAGCGATGCAGTCCCGCTGATGGTGCGGCGTTTTGCCGGTGACGGCTGGGGCGTCGATGCCGTACTTGCGAAGCTCGGTGCTGACATGGTGACAGTGTTCCACGTCGACGCAGAAGAAGACGATGCTCCGGCGCTCTTCGGCCTGAATGATCCCCATGGCCGACCGGATCGCCCCTTGAACCAGCTTCGGCGTGTCGGTGGCTTCGGCCAGGCTCTTGACGATGTAGTCGCCGCCGGAGTTGCGCTTCACGCTGGCCAGGTCGGGGGCGACGTTGCTGACCTTCGACCGCAACTTGCAGACGAACCCTTGGGCAATCAGGTCGCCGACGTTGGCCTCGTAGACGATCTCGTGCAGGATGTGGTCCCGGTGGCAGATGGGTCCGCAGCCCATGCGGAAAGGCGTCGCCGTAAACCCAATGACGCGGAGCCGGGCATTGATCGTCCGACAGCCGGTGATGAAGGTGCGGTACTTGCCTTCGCCGCTGGCGGGGATGCGGTGCGCCTCGTCGACAATGATGAGGTCGAACGGCGGGAACTCGCCCCACTTGTTGTACACGCTGTCGATGCTGGCAAAGAGGACCGATGATTCCATGTCCCGCGACTGGAGCCCGGCCGCGTAGATGCCGATGTCGCCGCCGGGCCAGAGCCCCGCCAACTCCTTGGCGTTCTGTTCGACGAGTTCCTTGCGGTGCGCGAGCACGATTACGCGGAACGGCGGATAGTCCCGCTTCCACGATTGAATCGCCCAAGCCATCAGCAGGCTCTTGCCGCCGGCGGTCGGGATCACCACGCAGGGATTGGCCTCGCTGACGCGCATGTGTGCGTCCAGGGCCTCCAGGGCCTCGGCCTGATAAGGCCGTGGCCGAAGGTGGCCAGCATCGACAGGCGGAGGTTGGAAGAGGCCGCGAGTCACGACTTGTCACCCCCTCGCGCGGCCTCGGCGGCTTCGTGGGTGCTGTAGCAGTCACTGAGTGCAAGTACACCACCTTCCCAGTCGTCGCCGTCTATCGAATGGCACACCTTAGACCAGAAGGCCACGTATTCGGGAATTGGCATATTGGGATACTTTTGTAGCCAGTCGTCTTGGCAACATCCCTCTGTGATATGCAATACCATTAACGAGTCGCCATATACGTCGAAAACAGTATCATGTGGCAACACCGTCACCCCGTCGGCCGTCTTCGGCAGCCGGTCCACGATGCCCGTCAGACGAGAGACCTCGGCCTCTAAGTCGCTCTTTGCTTCTTGGGTTTCCTTCTCCCTCTTGGCAGCCTTGCGAATTATGACCATTTGTAGGGCGACCTCGGCCTTGAGTTCGTCTCGCTCTTTTCTTCGCATAAGTGCGAGTCTTTGCGCGGCCAGAGATGCCCTCGTTGCTTCGGTTATCGTCAAGCGGCGGCGCTCGGCCAAAGCCTGCGCGGCGTCGAGGGCGGTCTGGAGGCGGGTCGCGTCCTGCATCAGCAGGCCCATGTGTGCAGCCATCATTTCGTCCGTGCCGACGAATTGGCGATCTCCGCACGTCACTCTCCAGCCCATGCGGCCCTTGCCCAACGACACCCCACGCTCCACAGTTACGTCGCTCATGGTTTCACCTTTCTCCAGTGCGCCAGCAGGAACCTCAGAATCCGACGGCGGCCCGGCTTGTCGGCTTTTGTGAAGGCGATGCGAGTGCCCAGCGGCAGCGCGTTCCAGCACGACCGGCAGGCCACGTCGGGGCGCCGCTTCGCCTTGCCGCACGCGGGACAGGTGTGGTTGCGGTCGAGGGTCATTCTACCTCCAACTCTGCCGCCAGCGTCGCTACAACTCGTTCCCGCTCCTGGCTGGCCAGCGTGTACAGGTTGCAACTGTAGTGCGTCAGACTGTCGCGGGTCCGCACAGAGAGCAAGATGAACATGCTCTCGATCTTCCTGAGCGCCTCCCGGACGCGCTGACGCTCCGGCACGTCGTTCTTGTGCAGCAATCCGTCGGCCAACTCCGCCACCGACAGCCCGCCGGTGTCGCCGAACGGCAGATGTTCAAGGACCAACTTGTCGAACGTGAGCAGCTTCATCGTTTCCCCTTCTTTATGGTGGCGTTCGTTGTCCTCGGTTAGCGAAGGCCCATCAGAAGCCCGTCGCCGCCGTCGAATCGGAACGCGAGGGGGTTATGGGCAGGGTTGCGGCGAGCGGCTTCTTCGTTCAACTCTCCGTACTCCAGGGCCGGCAACGACATAATGTCACGAATGTACTCGACAGAATATCTCCTCTTGTCGAGCGTGATGGAACAGACGAGTTCCAGTGTGCCCTTGCCGTCGCAGTGTCGGCAATCTAGCAAGTCCTTATCGCGCCCGCCGAACATTCCGCACTGAGGGCAACAGCCAAGCTGAGCGCTACCGCCGCACACCGGGCAGTTGTCCCATGACGGAGCGTTGTACGGAAGCGCCGTCGGCATCGGGTGCCAGGCGGCAATCTTTTCGTCGAGTCCCTTGAACAACGCGTCGATGTCCGGGTATCTTTCGCCTTCTCCTGGAACGGTGTCTGGCTCGTCGGTCTTGACTCGGACGCAGATTCGTCCGTCGGTGGCAATCTTGTACCCGCCTCTGACCCACGGATGATCGAGATTGTATCTTAAATTCTCGTCGGCACAGAACCGCGTCAGGTCGATGGTTTTCATCGTTTCCCCTCCATAATCCCGGCGTCGCCGGTGATGTCGTTGACGACGATCAGAATGTCGCGGCCGTTGGTGCCCTTGCCAGCAAACTCCGTGTACGTCACGTCGCCCGCAGTCTCTTTCCGAGTCGGCTCCGCGTTCAGTAAGTCGCCTAGCCCAAGGGCCTCCAGGTCACCGGCCAGGTCCGCAGCGACGCCGCTCCACAGCACTTCGTTGTCGCCGGGGCTGTACTGGTCGATCAGCGGAGCCTCGATTTCGACGCACACGCCGTCAAAGGTCGCCTTGATGGTGTTGACGGTCTTGTTGCCGACGATGGGGCCAGGTGTTCGCATGAGTTCCTCGGTCGACCATTGCCCTTCGCCGGCGCCATGTCGCCACCGTGCTCCGTCGCTGGCGTTGGCGAACTCGATCCAGTCGTCTCCGGCGTCGGCTGGTTCGGCGAACGATACGAGACTCGGCAAGAGCAGATGCGACCCGCAGGCGGCCTCCTGCTCGTCGAACGAGAGGTTGCAGTGCGTGCGGGCGCAAGTCCACCTGGCGGACTGGCCATCGTCAATCTCCGGCGTCGAGTGGCAGCAGGTCCGGCACGTTCGCTTGGGGATCGGCACGGCGACGGCGGACGTGCCCCAACAGAGCTCGTAGGCGTCGCAGAACTTGCAACGGTAATCGTCGGCTCGCCCTGCGGCCCGCTCCGGGGCCTGGTTCGCCCTGATGATCCGCTCGGCTCGTGCTAGCACGGCGGCAACGATCTTGGCGTCGTAGCGGACCCGCTCGGCGTACAGTTCGTCGGTGTCCTTGTTGACGGCCAGGTACAGTGCCCGCGTCATGCCGCTGAGTCCCATGTAGACGTGCATCTGGACGAAGTGCTGCGGCTTGGACGCTTCGACCCCGTCTTTCACGAGGGCCTTGAAACTCCGGTCGTTGTGGGTCTTGAACTCGCAGACGTGCCACGTCTTGGGGGCCTCGGGGATTCCCAGCGCACAGCCGTCCATGTGCCCCGATACGTGGCCCCCAAGAGCGTGAACGGCGAACTGCTCGCCGTTCTCGTTCGTCTCGTGAACGGTGCAACCGATGGCTCGAAGCTCGGCGACGAACCGCAACTCCGCCAGGTTGCCCGTCTCGAAGAGGCGGTACAGCCTCCCCTCGAAGGTCCGGGCGACGCACCAGCGGAAATTGTACCAGAGAAAGCGGTCGCAGAAGTGTCCCAGGATGCTGGCCCCGAGGTACGGGCGGTTGGGCTCGGCGTCACCCTTGGACTTGTGGTAAGCGTAGATTCGACGGACCACTTCGAACTCGGTCGGCAGGATGTCTTTGAGTTGGCCCATGGGTCAGCCCTCCGCCTTGGCCAGCGCGTCCTGAATGTCTGCCAGACAGTCGTCGCTCCAGATACTGTTGGGGTTGAACTGGACGATGTACCGTCGCCACAAGGGATACCAGATGATCCTGGCAAGCTCCTGTGTACTCTTGTTGTTTATCACGGTGTAGGCTGGCTTGCCCTTCCACTCGGCGAAGTCAGGGTTGATGCCTACGGTGATGAACTTGTACTTGATCGGGGTGTTCACTTGTCGCTCTCCTGAAGGAGCTTTGCTACCGCTTGAACGTCTTGAGCGACGCGGACTACCTTGCCGCTGGTCAGGGTGATCTTCGAACCACAGGGCGGCCGGAAGGTATGGTAGTGATATGCTTCCACCGCGACTATCTCGGCGGGATTCACCAACACCGCTTCGCGATTGCGCAGCTCGTCGTCCATCTGCGTCAAAAGGATCATGGGTCAGCCCTCCGATCTGCGGACGTGTTGCCTACACCTTCAGCGTCACGGACACCTTGGCCGGCGTCGCGGTGACGAACGCGGCCAGCTTCGTGGCCGTCTCGGGGTGCTTCTCCAGCAGGGCCTCGTAGGCGGCGGCGTCGAAGCCCCAGGACGCCGGGGAGAACTTCAGGGGCCGCTGATCGTCGGGAACGTCGACGTTGCGCAGGCCGTCCACGTCGG